AGGATTTACAGGATTCCGTAGAGGATATGACTTTTACAAGTCTGACTGGAAATACTTAAATGATCCAACAATGAGAGGTGGATTAGGAGGTGGAAAAATCAACGGTATTTTAGTACCAGCTGGTTCAACTACAGTTTATGACCAAGTACTTGGTAAAAACGCTAAGAGACCATTCTTACACGTGCGTTACAGAGCTTCAGAAACTGAAGACAGACGTTATAAAACTTGGATTACAGGTTCAGCAGGTGGAGCTTCTACTTCTAGCTTAGATGCTATGGAAGTAAACTTCTTATCTGAAAGAGCTTTATGTACTTTAGGTGCTAATAACTTCTTCCTTTTCACAAACTAGAAGTAAATTATCAAAAGGGAGTGAAATCAAGTAGCTCCCTTTTTTTTATTATAAATTAAATTTAAATTAAATAAAAATGGCAGTAAAAAAGAAACAAGTGTTTGTAGATAAGATTTACAAATTAACTCAAAATAAAAACCCATTAAGCTATACCATTCCTTCAAGAAATTCTAAAAGAAAATCATTACTTTGGTTTGATGAAGAAACTGGAGAAAACAAAGCATTACGTTACGCTAGAAACTCAAAAAGTATTTTTGAAGATGAGCAAGATAAAAATGTTATTTTAGAGCCTATTGTCTTTGAAGATGGTATGTTGTTTGTTTCAAAACAAAACCAAATACTACAAAAATTCTTAGCTTATCACCCTTCAAATGGAAAAATGTTTGTTGAGGTAGATAAAGAAAGAGATGCAAGTGATGATGTAGAATCTTTAGATTTATCATTAGAATCTCAACTAATAGCAAAAGAGCTAGGTATTGAAATGCTTGAAACTATTGCTAGAGTAGTAATAGGATTAAGAATTGAAAACTTAACTTCTTCAGAATTAAAAAGAGACGTTAGATTGTTTGCAAAAAGATATCCAAACGAATTTATGGAGGCAATGAATGATCCATTGTTAAAGCTTCAAAATAAATGCGCTAACTTTTTTAGTGAAAATCTTTTAACTCTTAAAAACAAAAAAGATGTTTATTACAATTTAAAAGGTAATAAAAAGAAATTACTTACAGTTCCTTATGGTGAAGACCCTTTATTTATATTGGCGTCATTTTTACAGAGTGATGAGGGATTAGAAGTATTAAAGATATTAGAGTCTAAAATGAAATAATATCTTGTAATAATTATATAAAAAGAGGCTTCAAAATATGAAGTCTCTTTTTTTGTATCTTTGTGAAAACAACTTTATAGATGGCCTCAATAATAAACACAGTAAGAGCTACTGTTCTTTCAATTGCAAACAAAAATAATTATGGTTATATAACTCCAAATGATTTTAATTTGTATGCAAAACAAGCTCAGTTAGACATATTTGAAGATTATTTTTATCAGTACAATAGTTGGATTGTAAAGCAAAACGCAAGAGTTTCTGGAACTAATTATGCAGATATTGTAAAAGGATTAGTTGAAGTCATAGACAGCTTTTCATCTACTAAAGGTTTGATAAATACAGGAATTAATTTATTTGATTTGCCTGATGACTACTATTTAATAGATAAAATAAACTACTATCCAAATATTACAACTACAGGGACTATTACTTTTGGTTCAACAGGAACAACTTTAATTGATTCAGCCGCAAACTTTGTTAGCGGAGGTCAGGTGTCTGCTGGTCAGTTAATTATAAACACAAGCGCAGGAGGATTATATTCAGGTGCAAGTGCATTTATTGTAAGCGTAGATAGTGAAACTCAGTTAACAATATCGAGTAATGATTTTTTAACAGGTTCTTTTGAGGGTACTTCTTACACTATATTGAGCACAAAAGGAATTACGGAAGTAGAGAGAGTTTCCCAGAATAAAATATTTTATTTAAATTCTACGCCACTTACATCACCAGGGCTTTTGTTTCCTGCTTATGTATTAGGTGGAGCTAACAATATAAACACGGGTAATACCATTACTGTTTATCCTGAATCTATTGTTAATGCAGGGACAGTTGTTTCTCAGTACATTAGATACCCTAAAGACCCTAATTGGACATATGCCACTTTAGCAGCAGGAGAACCTTTATTTGATGAGTCGGCATCTGATTACCAAGATTTTGAATTACCTTTATCAGATCAAGTTAATCTTATAAATAAAATATTACAATACGCAGGTATGTCTATAAGAGAAGTAACGCTAACTCAATTTGGTCAAGCACAGGAGCAGATGGATGATAGTCAACAATCACCAAATCTAACATCATAAAGATATGGCATATATAACAGATTATCAATATTACGAAAACGGAGGATTAAATCCCGAAGATGCTAATTGGGGTTCATATCAATACATATCTTTAAACGATATAGTGAATAACTTTATGGTTATGTATGTTGGAAACGACAAACTAATTAATAATGTTGAAAGGTATAATATTTTATTTCACGCTAAAAGAGCTATACAGGAATTAAATTATGATTCTTTGAAAGAAATAAAAGTACTTGAGCTTCAGGTTTGTGACACATTAAGATTTGTATTGCCTCCTGATTATGTAAACTGGGTTAGAATATCAATGTATAAAGACGGAACATTGTTGCCTTTGAGCGAAAACATTCAAACTAACTGGAGTGATGCTTACTTACAGGACAATAATTGCAGAATCTTATTTGACCAGGATGGAAATATATTAAAACCTGAAAACTCTACTTTAGATCTTGATAGAATAACAGGAAGTAAAAAAAGTATATACCTAAACCAACAAAGCCCATACAATGGACAAGAAGGTTATTTTTATAATGGCCTATGGTACTTTGAATATCCTGTTGGAGCAAGATACGGATTGAATACAGAAACAGCTAATTCAAACCCTACTTTTAAAATAAATAAAAAAGGGGGTGTAATTAACTTTAGCTCTGATGTCGCAGATGAGTTGATAGTTCTTGAGTATGTCTCTGATGGAATGGAGAATGGAGATGATTCTGAGATAAGTGTAAATAAATTATTTGAAGAGTTTATATACTCTTACATGAAGTATGTAATACTGTCTAGTAAATATGGTATCCAAGAATATATCATAAACAGGTCTAGAAAAGAGAAATCAGCCCTTTTAAGGAACGCAAAGCTTAGATTGAGTAATATACACCCAGGAAGATTATTAATGAATCTAAGAGGTCAAAACAAGTGGATAAAATAGTATGGCTAAAATTCAAAGAAATTTTATAAAAGGTAAAATGAATAAGAGCGTTGATGAACGATTAGTTCCTCAAGGTGAATACATTGATGCTTTAAACATACGATTAGGTTCAAGCGAAGGGAACGAAGTTGGAGCTGTAGAAAATTCAAAAGGAAATGAGCTACTAGTGCAGCTTAAGTTTGGCGGTCAGCCGTTAAGTAGTAACGCCAAGTGTATTGGAGCTTATGAAGATGGTGGAAATGAAACTATATATTGGTTCATTAATGATCCTACTAACCTTATTTCATCTGTAACAGGAAAGGTTGACTTAATAGTTTCCTTTAATGTTAGATTAGGCTCAGTTTTTTATCATGTAATATCTACTTCTGTACTAAATTTTGACAGTAAGTATTTAATAAATGGTATAAATCTTATAGATGGACTATTGTTTTTTACTGATAATCTAAACCCACCTAGAAAAATAAATGTAAATAGAACTTATTTATCACCTGTAGCTGGCGTAGATAATGTTACAGAACAAGATATCGGTGTTATATTAGCCCCACCATTAAACTCCCCGACTATACAACAATTTAATTTAGGAGGTGATGAAAACTACATGGAAGAATTATTCCTAAGTTTTGCATATAGATGGCAATACGAAGATGGAGAGTACTCAGCTATATCCCCATTTTCACAAACAGTTTTTAGTCCTGGTCCTTTTAGATTGGATTATAGTACGTTTGATAATGCAGCAATGGTTAATTCTTTTAATAGTGTAAAAATAACTTTTGAAACAGGTGGTAGAAATGTAATTGCAGTTGATGTTCTTTTTAAGTTTTCTACAAGTCAAAACGTAAATGTAATAGAAAGATTTAAAAAAATAGATGAAGGTTGGTCTAATAATGAAACTCAAAATATTACGTTTACTAACAAAAAAATATTTACAGCATTACCTGCAGAGCAACTATTAAGACTTTACGATAATGTACCTCGAATTGCACAGGCTCAAACATTAATGGGTAATAGATTAATGTATGGTAATTATGTTGATGGATATGATATTGCTAATACTGTTGGAAAGCAAATAGATATAGACTATGATTTAACCGTTATATCAAATCCTTTAAGCGCGGTTGAAATAGAGGCTACAAAATCTGAATTAAATTACAATATAGGAATATCCACAGAGATTGATGACGCTACGATAAGTATAGACTTTGGAGGGTTGGACTTAATTGAAGGTGCTCAGATAGGTGTGGAGTTTAATTACAGAGGAAGTTTTTTTAATGGAGATTCATCTTATGATGATGGAACACAACCTGAAAATACATTTGTTTTTACATTTTTGTTTAATCTTCAAAGAGATTATTTAAGTGTTAATGATTTGGCTAGTAGCCCAGAGTTTGTAAGCGCTGTAAGCGATTTTGTAGACCCTTCTGTATCAAGTTGTTTTGATGCATCTTTAGTAGACGGAACAAGAGGTTCTTCTTTGACCGATATTTACAACTGTCAAATAGCGGCTAAAAATGAATGGGTTTTTGATAAGTTTGGGATAACTCAAACAAATCAAGGATTTGGAATTGGAACTTCTTTAGGTAGCAATATTATAAGTTTCACTATCCCTGCTTTGAGATTTCAAAAACTAGACCTTACTGATCCTCAAAATCCTGTTTTTTATAATCCACCGATATTAGCGTATGAGTATATTTCAGCTATAAGTGCAGTAGGATTATACTCCAAAGACGCTTCTAAACAATCATTACATAGTAATAGAGATTATGAGATTGCTATTGTTTATATGGATGAATATGGTCGTAGTAGCACTGCGTTAGTAGACACAGACAACACTGTTTTTGTTTCATGTAGTAATTCCGTTGACCAAAATAACATTAGGGTTCAGCTAAATAACCTACCTCCTTATTGGGCAACAAAATATAAATTTGTTATAAAAGAATCTGAAGGAGAATACAGAACTGTTTACTCTCAAATATTTTTTCAAGAAGAAGAAACAGGTAATGTATGGTTTAAAATTGAAGGAGACAACAGAGACAAGATAAAAGATAATAGTATTTTGTATCCAAAGAGAGACACTACAGGTGCTGTTTTAAATTGTGCTACTACAAAAGTTTTAGCTTTTGAAAGTCAAATAGAAGACTTCTTATGTGTTAAACAAGATGGAGTGGTTACAAGTGGTACTTGTGGTCAACCAGCTGGAACATATATGAAATTAAGACCGTCAGGGTTTAATGCGAGTGCGCCAGAAAACTCTTTTATACAGAGAGAAGGTGCGGATAGAGGTAGTTTTGGAATAGCAACAGTATCTACTAGTCTTGAAGATACAGATGTTGATCCTTCAGTGTTTGCGCCTTACGATATTCCTGCTGGAAGTATTATTCAGATAAAATTAGATACAAGAAGAAATAAAAGAGGTAGTAGATGTGGTGGTCGTATTTATAAATACGATAAAACTTTTACCTCTAGTAACGACTATGATAACCTATACGATTGGGCAGTAGGAGATAATATAGACTTCACAAATGGTGTTACAAGTGGTTCAGATGATAATCAAAATAC